TCTCAATATAGTTCGGTCAATCTCGGATAATAAACTCATAACTTCATAATATGCGTGCTGTAAATCGGTTTGTTTCAATCTACGTATACAAAGTGTTTTACCACATATTAAAAAAACAGGATTCATTAGTTAAACTATTTCCTTATTTTTATAAATTCAACTAAAATCATTAGAATATTACAAAAGTAAATAACTTAAAATTAGGTCATGATAAATATATAGTAAAATGTTAAAGTGTTTTGAGTTTATATTTGCGTATTTTGAACGTGTATTGTTTGATGGATTAGACGATTGTGACTATTATGAAATAGAAAATAATTATCCTTTTTCTGAAAAAAATACTAAGAATGAAATGATATATGATTGTAGTTCATCTGATAGTAGTGAAGATAATAGTGATGTGTATAACTATGTCCTTCCATTTAACGGTTATAAAATCACCCGTAGAAACATAGCATTTTGTTAAAAATAAAAAGACTATATACAGTTCTTTTTATTTTTATACGTTATCCCAAATGGTGTGAGGATTTAGGTTATTTATACAAATTGAAGATATCGAGTATCAATTGTATCGTTACTACTCATATTTTGAATATCAATAATTTCAGAATCAGAATCAGAATCAGAATCAGAATCAGAGTCGGTTTGTAATGGAATATCTAACTCTGAATCTCGTTCATATTCAGAGTATAAAAATCGCTCAAATATATCCCAGAGTGTTTGTAGATAAGACATTACAAATAGTACCAGATTATTTTTATACTATTTTGAAATGTCAATCAAAAATGTAATCTAAAATTATCATCTACATATTGTTGTAATTTCTGATAATAATATTTTGAACGGCTTTCTAAATAATATCCGAGTCCAACGCCTCCAATGATAAGTCCAGAAGTGTATATTGCGAATAATGTAATTGGTTCCATAAGTATACTAAAAATATATATTTATCTATAAATCGTATAAATACAAAAAAACATTAATAGTAAAATACTAAATATGTATCGTTCGAACGCATTAAACACCCAAAACGCATTATTATTAAGTAATTTGATGGAATTTTATAATAAACATGGTAATCTGGAAAAAATGATGAAAATTATTAACGGTGAATCCGAAATATCTCTCAGAATTGTAGATTGGTTTGTAACGAATTTTGCTAAGAAATATTATACAGTCTATGAATTATCACAATCAATGGGTGAAAATCATTCAAATACAAGATTTAAAGTGTATAATGACTATAAATTAAAATTGAAAGCCTATTCAAAAAAAAGGTTTGACCCATTTTGTCGTTGGGACAGAATTTCTATACCTTACAATGAAAACCAACTCATGGAAACAACGATAGGTCAATTGAATTTTTTTAAATGGGCGATTGAGAATAAAATCGTAGATTACATTAAAAATAACTATGAAACTATTGAAACTGATATGAATAAACGTAATGTCACTACAAAAAAACGTGCTACATTGGATAATACAACAAATGATAAAATGGAAACTACGAATTCTAAAACGCGAAAACGCCGCGAAGAACTATCAGTTTCGGCATGTAAAACAATAAAAAAAGAAGATGTGAAAATAGTTGTAAAATTTAATTAGCATATTAGGGTGAATCAGAATAAGGAGAATTAGTAGGGGGAGGCAATACGTTTACAGATTCATTTTGAATAATAATATTTTGAATAAATTGTTCTATTTGTGAAATCCACTGAATTCCAGGGTCATTGGTATTATTATCTATATAGGATGCGTCTTCATTTGTCAACAAGTCCAATACTTTGGTTGAGTTTGTAGTATTGTTATTACAATCCCAACGTTCATACTTTCCAAGCCATTCATCATGATACTTTTTACATTTTTCAAGATAGGATAATTCTATTCCAGCTTCTCCATCTCTTGAACGTTTATGAATTCGTTTAAAACAAACATCCGCATCAGCATTAATGTATATATGCCCTGCTACATTGAAATCTTTTGCGTGTTCGTTTGCCATTAAACAATAAATTTTATAGTCTAAATCAGTGATTAACCCATCGTCATGTAACATTTTCGCGAATATTTCTTTATCTGCATCAATTGAGCGTTCACATATTAACATATCACAATTCGGATTATTACGAATCGTATCACGTATCAACGTTAAACGAGTGGTGAGTGCCATAACTTGAAATTGGAATGCGTATTTAGAAGGTTCTGCGTAAAATTTTTGTAAAATGGTTTCACCGTCATTATCTGTAATTGTTTCCCAAATATCTACAGGTTCTTTTACAAAAATTATGTTTTTTTTGTTTTGAAAACGCTTATGGAGCTCTTGTACGATGGTGGTTTTTCCAGCACCAATGTTTCCTTCAATAGAAATAATAACGGGTTGACACATTTTAGAAGACAGATATAGATAATCTTAATATAATTTTACAAGAGATACGTTATACATCCATTTTCAATTTTTTATACAGATAAAAATATGCGATTATTATATACAATTATGGAAACAGTACCCATAACCGAAAATGAAGAAATTACCGTATCGGTAAAGTCAACCGAAGAACCTACTAAATCTAAATGGCAATCTTTTGTTAGTGAATTGAAAGAAATTCAGGAAACAATGGGTGATCAAGACTTTAAACAAAAAACAGGTTCTTATGTGACGTTTACATTAGAAATGTACCGTGTTTTTATGGGTACATTGCTCTTGTTTTTTGTTCCCCAAAAGTGCGGTGAAGAACTTTGTAGTTTTTCACAAATGACAAGCAAAACCGATGCGATGCATGTAGGTAACATATCTGTAAATCTTGCCACATTCGTTGCGTTTTTCATGATGTATGTTATTGAACTTCGTCGTGAAAATAAAATGATTTCTTATTTAGAAGTAAATAAGGAATTCCCATCAGATAACGATGCTGTTGGAGAAGCCTTATTACTTTTACCTGAAAAGAAAAGAAAAGTGATATTAAATTTAGATGGGTCTTATCAAATGTCATGTTATATGGCTGCCATTTTCTACTTAGCAAATTCAGTTTATAGTGGGTTTACCATATATGATAATTACTATGATAGTAAGACAACCACCGTATTTGTGACAAATCTATTATTCTTGGTCGGTAAATTAGTTGATGTTTATGGATTAGCTAATACTGAAACTAACATTTTCTATTCCGCCTACTTAAAAGATAAGGTCCAATATAATTATGCCGACCCTGATAAGGTAAAAGAAGAACCTAAAGTGGTTGAATTAACAGATGTTGTTGAACCCAATGAAACAGCATAATTACAGCATTGATATAGGTTTATAGAAAAGTATATCCAGATATTTACTTGTCGTTGGAAATTCATCATCTCCATATACATCTTGAAGCAATAACCATTCAAACAGCCCACCTACATATAAATACACATCTGGAAATCCCAAGCCAGATAATTGTTTCGCTTTTTTTTCTATACTATCGTCATTTGCGTTTTTACCGTATATTATGAATTTGGGTGTAAAATCGTATTGATTTAAATATTCGTTAATCGCTTTCTCCTCAGTTTGATAAGAAATTGTATTTTTAATCAAACAATGTTGTTCGTTTGATAGTAATGTATTTATAATGACATATTCTTTCGGATTAGCTATAATATGTTGCATGTCTTCAAATGATAATTTTTTATGCGTTTTTTGGAAAAGTCCATTAAACATTTTATTATAGATGTATTCGTATTTCTATATTTTTTCCAGAAAATTGATTAAAAACCTATGACACAACCATATGTAACTTATAATAAGACCTAACGAAAATGGATCTCTCTCAACGCAAATTAGTAAAATCTGAATGGGAATCAATTGAAATACCTGTTTCTTCCCAGGAAAAGGAAATTTTACAAATGATAAAAAAAGGGTATCACGATGTTAATATACATACCAATTCTCAACAATCATTGTTCTCATTTGTAAAAATAGAACAGAACACTGGTACAGAATTATTATTATTTCAAAGATATTTTGAAGCTCACTTAAAAGAAACTATACAAAAATATGGCAAAAATGCGCCCCAATTACTTAATATTGAGTTTCCAGGATCTGGTGGAAAGTTGAAAACAATGAAAAGTATTGACAAACTACGTATTGAAAATCTCGAATTAAAAATAAACGAAAATAAAAAATACATATTCGAATACGTATTACATGAAATGATACATAATTTACTTAAACATGTATACAAACGAAAACCAAAATATTCATTCTATTTATATACTCTTCTACAAATAAGAAAAGCTACTATCCCAGGATTGAATACTCATTTTGTTGATATTATGGACAAAATTATCAGCTATGTGAATTCATTTACCAAGACCAGTGAAATCATTACAAACGCATATGAATTTATTGAAAAAAATCCACATCTTTTGAAATATGAAGACAAAACACTATTCCAACATCAGAAACAAATCTATAATATGTGTAGACCCCAATCAGATGGATTTGTTCCTAAATTGGTATTATATACTGCTCCTACAGGAACTGGTAAAACTCTCACACCTATTGGTCTTTCTGAAAACTACAGAATTATATTTGTATGTGTTGCTCGTCACATTGGTCTGGCTCTGGCTAAAGCTGCTATTACAATGGAAAAGAAAGTCGCATTCGCATTTGGATGTGATACCGCATCTGACATCAGGTTACATTATTTCTCAGCAGTAGATTATACACGTAATTGGCGTTCAGGTGGAATTGGCAAAGTTGATAATAGCGTGGGAACCAACGTAGAAATTATGATATGCGACGTTCAGTCCTATATTACAGCAATGCATTATATGTTAGCGTTTAATGATGCAGACAATATTATTACTTATTGGGATGAACCCACGATTACAATGGATTATGAAGAACATGAATTACATTCTACTATTCATTCCAACTGGGTAAATAACAAGATTCCCACATTGGTTTTGTCATGTGCTACATTACCAACACAAGAAGAGTTATTGCCAGTATTTCATGATTTTCAAGCTACATTTGAAAATGCGGAAGTACATACAATTACCAGCTATGATTGCCGTAAATCGATTTCTATTCTTGATAAGTCAGGATATTGTGCTTTACCACATTATCTATATGAAGAACATTCTGAGATGATAAGATGTGCTCGTTACTGTGAATCGAATAAAACTCTTCTGCGATATTTTGATTTACGTGAAATTATCAAATTTATTGAGTATGTTAATTCCCAAAACCTAATAGATGACGATTACACGATTGACAACTATTTTACAGGAAATATCACAAACATTACCATGAATAAATTAAAAGAGTATTATCTCGACTTATTATTTCAGATTGATGAAGACGAATGGAGTAAAATATATAAATACTTACAAAGCGTGCGAACAATGAAATTTGAAACATCTAAATCGGGGTCGAATGGTATTTCCATTACAACTTCAGATGCTTACACATTAACAGATGGACCTACTATTTTCCTGGCAGACGACGTAGATAAAATTGGTAAGTTTTATATTCAACAAACAAATATACAACCATCTGTATTTGAAACGATTTTATCCAGAATTACAAAGAATGATGGATTGATTAAGCGAATCGAATTCTTAGAAGGTGAAATATTATCTAAAGAAACAAAGAATAGCAATTATGACGAATCAAAAACAGTCAGAGAAAGTGGTCGATTATGTAAAGAATCACAAGAATTTGACAATGAAATTAAAAAATTAAGAAAGGAAATTAAACTGGTCTCATTAGATGCTATGTACGTGCCGAATACACGCCCACATCAGAATATATGGTCTCCTGATGGAGAAATTCATGAAAACGCATTTGTATCTAATATTGATGATGTTACATCAAAAGAAATTATGCAGTTAAATATTAGTAATCATCTTAAAGTATTACTACTATTGGGTATTGGTATGTTTATTGAGAATCCAAATATTAATTATATGGAAATCATGAAACGTCTTGCCGAAGAACAGAAACTATTTATTATTATTGCGTCGAGTGATTATATTTATGGAACAAATTATCAGTTCTGTCATGGGTTTATTGGTAAGGACCTAACAAAAATGACTCCACAAAAAACATTACAAGCTATGGGACGCATTGGAAGAAATCATATTCAACAAGATTATACAGTACGTTTCAGGGATGATGGAATGATTACAAGATTATTTCAGAAGCCTCTTGTAAATACAGAGGCAAATAATATGTGTTCGTTGTTTGTTTGTGATTAAATCGGAAGTCTATTATAATCAAATTTGATAATGGACTGTTCTACATTATTCAATATTTGTGTATCTAATGTTTCAAATTTGTCATTTTCATTAAATCGCATTGGCATATACGCGTCACATATATGGTCGTTATTAACATAATTAAAATAAATGTTTTTTATTGGGATTTTTGATTGATTTAAGAAATGTGAAAATACTTTTTCTCCTCCTATAATCCAAACCTCATCGTATTTATTTTTCGTACAATGCGATACAACTGAATCAATATTATTAAAGTATTCTACATTTCCATATGGAGAATATATGTTATCATATCTTTCCTTACTCAATACAAGGTTGAATCTTCCACCAAGAGGTTTGCAATATGTCACCATTAAATTATCATATGTATTCATACCCATCAAGACTGCGTTGTTTCCATTTCCACGAGTTAGTCTTGAAAATAACATAGTATACGCATTTGAATTGGTCCATGGTAAACACCCTTTATATCCAATTCCGCCTCTACGACAAATAGACGTAATTATGTTAAAATTCATCATAATAGGTGTATACATATTTTTCTAAATATGTATACTTAGAAGTATTATGAATAACAAAAATATAAAAATAATCCTTTTTAGTTATTCATATGAACGGCAAGTTAATAGATTCTTTTCGTTTTTTACCACGTACTGTAGGATATACATATACAGATTTACCGTCGTATATTTCTATGGTAAAGAGTTTAGTCAACCATCATAACGAGCATACAAAGAATAATTATGACATTTATAAACATATAACAAATCACTCACAAATCACTCAAATTTATACAAATCTACATAAAAATAAATAATTAGTTTACGTTTTCTTCTTCTTCTTGTGCCTTCTTGGCTTCATCGGCCTCTTCTGATGCCTTCTTAGCTTCCTCTGCCTCTTCTTGTGCCTCTTCTTGTGCCTTCTTGATAGCATCAGCTACATCTAATCGTGCCTTCTTGATAGCCTCAGCCTCTTCTTGTGCCTTCTGGGCTGCGTCCGCCTCTTCTTGTGCCTTCTTGGCTTCATCGGCCTCTTCTGATGCCTTCTTAGCTTCATCTGCCTCTTCTTGTGCCTTCTTGGCTTCCTCGGCCTCTTCTTGTGCCTTCTTGACTGCGTCAACTTCTTCTTGTTCCTTCTTGGCAGCTTCCGCTTCTTCTTGTTCCTTCTTGGCAGCTTCCGCTTCTTCTTGTGCCTTCTTAGTTGCGTCAACTTCTTCTGACAATAGGGCTATTTCTTCATTTTCATTAATGGGATTTTGTTTAACAACATCCACAGTATTTTTATCTTTGTTTTCTAATAGTTTTTGTTCTTTATCAGATATATCTTTGATGGGTTCTGTTTTCTTACAAAAAAGTGATCTTAAAAAATCCATTACACCTTAAATTATATAACCGATATGTTTTTAATTTGTTTCCTAACAATAATATGTTGGTCGCGGACGATAATATAAATCTTTCGTAAATTCGATATATTTGCATATATATTTCTTAATATCGTTAGGTAAATGAAGTGTAAATATTTTGTGTGCTTTTTCTATAATGTCTTTTGGTGGAGTTAATACTTCATAAAATTTATTAACAGAACTTACAATGGTTTTATTTCCATCTATATTAAATTCTGTTTCTAATCGTGAACGAGATAATAACACTTGTAGCCCAGTATCATAAGAATAGGTACGCCCGCGAATATAATTTGAAGCTAAAAATGTACCAATCATGTAGTTACTATTTGGTATTCTTAAATCGTTAGTTAAATTCCATTGAATATCAATCATATACCTTCTTCCTGGTATTAGGTCATATGATTTTATTAGTTTGGATAATGGCATTATTATTATATTATTATATTTTTGGTTCAATATTTTCATTCTTTTTGTTATCATACAAATTAAATAGTTTTACGTTAAAAATGTATAAAAGTGCAAAAAAGAATTGGTAGAGGAATTTGAAATTGGACATAAAATAAATGTCCAAAATGAAAATCCTGGATGAGAAATTTTAAAAGGGTTATTCAAAAACACGTTTTAGACGTATATGCTGTATTTTATGTATTTCTTGATAAATTAATGTTAGCATAAAAAATAAGTATATTACGCGTAAAAGTATTTAGGCGAATATCTATGTAGCATATATAGAGAAAAATGCTACATACTGTATCAAATAAAATGTCTCAACAATTTTTTTGTGAAAAATGTAACTACCTATGTGGTAAGAAAAGTGATTACAATAAGCAT